ACGGGCTGCTCAATGTCGCGCACGGTGAAGGCGGCGCAGACACCACCGGGGCGCATGTGCTGGTTCCCGAGGAATTCGGAACTGACCTGATCCTGTTGCGTGAACGCTACGGTGTTGCCCGTCAGTTGTTCAACGTGGTCAATATGTCCAGCGACGTGAAAACCGAGCCGCGACAGTTGAGCGGATTGACGGCCTATTTCACAGCCGAAAATGCTGCAATCACCGAATCGAACATGACGTGTGACAACGTCACGCTGGTGGCGAAGAAGCTGGCCGTGATTGCCCGCATGAGCAACGAACTGAATGCGGACAACGTTCTGGGTCTGGCTGATCGGCTGATCGGTGAGATTGCCTACGCATTCGCGTACAAGGAAGATGATTGTGCGTTCAATGGCACCGGCACCAGCACCTACGGCGGCATCACAGGTGCACGCACCCGAATGGATGAACTGACCGCAGGCACCGCACCGGGGCTGATTCTGGGCAGCGGCAATCTGTGGTCAGAACTGACGCTGGCCGACTTCAACAAGATGGTCGGAGCACTGCCGAACTACGCAGACGTTCCGGGCGCGGGCTGGGTGTGCCACAAGACCTTCGAGCACACCGTCATGCAGCGATTGGCCTATGCAGCCGGTGGCGTGTTGGCGTCGGAGATTGTCAACGGCATCCGTCGCAACACATTTCTCGGCTATCCGGTGTACACGTCGCAGATTTTCCCGAGCACCGAAGCCAACAGCCAGATTCCCGTACTGTTCGGGTCGTTCGGTCAGGCTGCGATGTTCGGTGCACGCGGGCAGGAGTCGATTGCATTCAGCACCGAAGCCACCGTGGGCGGTCAGTCCATGTGGGAACGCGATCAGATCGGCGTGCGTGGTACCGAGCGGTTCGACGTGGTTGTGCATGACTACGGCACCAACAGCGCAGCCGGGCCGATTGTCGGTCTCGAAACCGCTGCGAGCTGATGACACAACACCCGGCAGTGTGTCGGGTGTTCTCTCGAAACACTTTGCTCCGAGGAGCCTTCCAATATGATTCAGGAACGTTTGGTAAACGACAGCATTCTCATCGCCCCGCGAGCGTTGACCAACAACGCAACCGCAACGGCGAATCTGGACACCAAGGGCGCAGCCTACGCAACGATTCGCGTTGCCTGCAGTTCTGAGGTCAACACGAACGCCGTGGGGCCGACGCTGGTTCTCAGCGAGTCCGACGACACCGTGGTCAGCAACTTTGCCACGCTGGACACGCAAACCGCAGTCGACCTGACCGGTGCGCGTGAAATCCACTACGGCGTCGATCTGCGGGGCCGGAAGCGTTATCTGCGAATTGCAGTGACGACACCGACGGCGACCAATGATCACATCGTGATGAGTGCAGTTGGCACGCTGAGCAAGTTGGAGAACGCACCGAACGGCACGACCAGCGTTGCCGATACGGCTGTGTTCGTCTGATTCTGTAACGGGGTTGCGGGCAGTCGTGGGACTGCCCGCACATCCCAACATTCTGAGGGGTGGTCATGCGGCTGAATTTGGGTGCGGGCAATTGTCCGCTGGACGGTTGGCAAAACTACGACATCAAAACGGGACAGCCGTGTTTTCCGTTGGCACATGCTGACGGCACGGTGGACGAAATCAGAGCATCGCACGTTCTGGAGCACCTATCGTTCAGGGATGCGACGGCGGCATTGCGGGACTGGTTCCGGGCACTGAAGCCGGGCGGCAAACTGTGGGTTGCAGTGCCTGACATTGACAAGGCACTGGCAGCGACCGACGGAAAGCGGCTGTTCTATGTCATGGGCGGGCAGACGGATGAGCACGACATCCACCGCAGCGCGTACGATGCGGAACGGCTGGAGGCATTGTTGGAGGACGTTGGATTTGAGCAGGTGAGCGAATGGCAGGGGACTGCAGGCGACTGCAGCAGCCATCCGGTGAGTCTCAACAGAGTCGGAACAAAGCCGCAAACAGCACCAGTCAGGAGAACGGCGACCGTCAAAGTCGCAGCGTATTGCACGCATCCCCGATATGAGGCTGTGGCGGCGAGAAACATCATTGACGGAGCACTAAAGCCGCTGGGAATCAACCTGCACTGTTCGCAGGGTGTGTTCTGGGGCCAGTGCATGCAACGAATGTTTCAAGATGCGATTGACCGCGGGGTTGATTGGATCTTGAGCATTGACAGTGACAGCCTGTTTACAGCCGAGCACGTGCGGCACATCATGGACATATTCGCACAAACGCCAGAGGCGGACGCACTGGCCGCGTTGCAATGCCGACGCGGGGCGTTGTTTCCGCTGCTGACGACAGGCAACCACCAGACAGGCGACGAAATCAAGATTGACGGCAGACCGCTAAAAGTGACGACGGCACATTTCGGGCTGACGTTGTTCAGGGTGGACAAATTCAAGACGCTGCCGAAGCCGTGGTTTCGGAGCGTACCAGGCAAAACCGGCGATTGGGACGATGACAGGCTAGACGATGATATCTATTTCTGGCATGTGTGGCGTGAGGCGGGAAACACCATCTACGTTGCACCGTCCTGCAGCATCGGACACCTTGAAGAAATGTGCGTTGTGTACGACCAAAACATGCAGCCGAAACACCAGTATGTCCACGAATGGCGGAAGGAGAACGGTTTGCAATGATCACGTTATTGAGGCAGTGGAGAGCGTTTCCGGTTGGCGCGATCGTGGCACCGGGGCGTGGGATTGAACTGGAGTTGGTGAGGCAGGGATTCGGAATTGAGTGCAAGCGACAGGAGCCGGAAAAATGCAGCCAGCCAGCCCAACATTCACCACAACCAGCGGGCCGTCAGTCGAACCGATCACGCTGGAAGAATTGAAAACACGGCTGCGGATTTCGGGTTGCGATTTCGACGAAGAAATCGGCGACATGCTGAAGGCAGCACGCCTGCAGGTTGAGGCCGACACGTACCGCAAACTGATCACGCAAACCGTAGTCATGTACCAGGAGGACTTCAACAGCCTGCTGGGGCCGGTGCAGATTCGGCTGGCACCGATCCAGTCCATCACGCACCTCAAATACTACGACCGTGACGACGTTTTGCAGACGTTCAGCGCATCGGATTACTACGCAAACCTGACCAGCACACCGCCAGAGATTCGGCTGAAGGAAGCCAAGCAATGGCCGAACACCAGTCTGTATCGACCGAATAAGGTTGAGGTGACAATGGTGGCGGGCTACGGCAGCACAGCGGCGAGCGTACCGCGTGCGGCAAAGCTGGCAATCGTGGAATACTGCCGGGCAATGTGGGACGGCTGCGAGGGCAACACGGAGACGTATCGACGGCTGATCAGTTCTCTGCAGTGGACGGCTTACCATTCGGTGACCCAATGAAGTGCGATTCCAAAACCAGCCACAGGCACTACACCACCCGCATCACGGTTCAGCGATTGGCCGGGACTGCGGACGCGGCTGGACACGTCAACGGCAACACGGACGCCAATTGGAGCACCTATTGCACGGCGTGGGCATCGGTCCGCAGTCGTGGCGGTCGGGAGTTTTGGCGTGTGTCGCAGGTCCAATCCGATGTTGATTTCGTGTTCAATTGCCCGTGGTCAAAGACGCTGGAGAACGCAACGCCGGACATGCGGATTTTGACCGATGGCAAGGTGTACGAAATCGTGAGCGTGATCAACGTGGATCTGGCAAACAATTCCATCGAAATTCAGACACGAAGGCGGACAACCTGATGTTTTCCACGTTCGCGTCTGGATTGAGTGGACATGGTCAGTTGCTGGCCGCGCACGTGGACATGGTGGCGGTGCAGAAGGCCGCGCAGCGAATGCTGGCAACCGTTGAGGGCAAGGTGGCCACAAAGGCACTGGCGGCGGTCGGAAAGTTTGGGCGGGACAAAGTCAAAGCAGAGATTCCGACGCGATACAAGAGCGTGCGGAAAGCTGTTGCGTGGCGGCACGTGAAACGCAAGTACAACGCGGGCGGGCGAGCTGTCAAAGTGGGGGCGGGAGTTGGGCCGAACATCCTGCGAAGGAAGCGACTGACAGACAAACAGCAGGCGAAGGCGTCGCAGTTGCGGGAAAAGATTGCAACCACTCAGAAGTCTCGCAAGGACAGCAAGCGGGCAGGCGTTGGCATCGACAAGGCAAACGTGCACTGGTGGTTCAGCGGCACACAGAACCGCATCACAGGCACCAAACGCGGACGTGTTGGCGGGAAGCGTGGCCGTGGTGGATGGAAAGGCAAATCGGTGCGACTGGACACCGGAGGCAAAAAGGCAAACCGCGGACGTATGCCACCACAGGCACGTCCCATCATGGTGACGCTGTCCGGGTACAGCGGAAACATTCGCGAAATCATCCGCGTGTACGTTTCCGAGGGCATCACAATTGAGGGGAACCGAAACAAGTGATAACCGGAATCCTGAATCTGTTGATCAACACCGCAGCCATCAGCACATTGATCGGCAGTCGATGTTACGTCAACAAAGCACCGCAAAAGGCGGCGTTGCCGTATATCGTGCTGACGCAGTTGAACAGCGAGGAATTCCTGAGTCTGGACGCAACCACGAGCACACTCCGGAGCATCGTGATTGACGTGGATTGCAAGGGCCGGACGTTCCCGGAAACGGAGTCACTCGCAAACGCTGTCAAGGCACGATTGACGGACTACAGCGGAGCAGCAGGAAGTTTCACGGTTGGGGCCACGATCTTCAATTCCGAAAGCCACGACTACGAGCCAGCAACGGACGGCAGCGATAACGGGGTGTTTGCGATAACGTTGGACTACGACATCATTTTCAATCCATAGGAGAAGTGAGAAATGGCGAAGTTGAAAGTCAAAGGCACGGTGATTGAACAGGCCAGCGGCACCACCTACACGGCGGTGGCACAGGTCACAGGGTTCAGCATCAGCGGCATTGAAACCGAAACCTACGACAGCCGGACGCTGGACGGCACCGCGGGCGTTGAATACGACCCGACAGGATACGTTGAGGGCGGGAGCGTGACGTTCGATCTGTTGTATGATCCCGCATTGGCCGGACATCAGGCAATCACCGATCTGGCGGTGGCTGCACACCTCACGACGAACGGATTGCCGAACGACGTGAACTGGAAAGTGAAGTTTGCCAACACCGCCAGCACGGAATTGACGTTCGTGAGTTCTGGGATCAGCGTTGACATCACCGGCGACGCAACCGACGGGCTGCGATCGTCAATCACCCTGAAATGTGACGGTTGCCCGGTATTGCCTACCTGATGAGGTGATGGAATGAAGTGCAGAACAACCAGAGATTTGGGTGCGGTCGATTCGTGGCAAAGCCCGCTGATTGTCGAGTCCGACAGTCGGCGGTTTGTCCCGGTCGGAACGGTCATTGACCAAACCGAACACCCGGAAACGAATTGCGTGGCACTGGTTCGCAATGGCGAAGCGGTCCCACTGGATGACGAATGCAGGAAGGCGGCTGCGATGACGCAGGCGCAAATTGACGCGGCGGTGCGGGCACAGTTCAAACTGCATCAGCCGGAAACAACAGACGATTCTGAGGGGAACGACGATGAGGACAGTGATTGACCCGGCAGCATTTCGGACACCGTTACCAGTCCCACGGGAGGACGTACCGGTTCCGGAATTCGGCGAGGGTGTGGTGGTTCCGGTGTGGGGCATGACAGCACTGGAGCGGACGCGGTTTGAGCAGTCGATGCAAGGCAAATCCGGACCAGTGGCCGCGCGTGTTTTGGAGATCCGTGAGCGGTTGGTGGTTGCCTGTTGCAAATCCGATGACGGCGTTCCGTTGTTCACAGCGGCGGACGTGCAGGCAATCGGACAACAGCGGGCGGACGTGGTTGAGCGAATCGTGAATGCTGCACAGCGGTTGTCAGGATTCACGGCTGCGGACATCGAGACCACAGCAAAAAACTGAAACGTGATCCAGTGAGGTTGACGGCGTATCGGCTGGCCGAAGTCATGGGCTGGCTGGACGTGGATTCCATGCTGGATCACATGACACCGCAGCAATGGCAGGAATGGCAGGCGAAGGACGCAATCGACCCGATAGGCCACCGTGGAACACATGAGGCTTTAGGGATCTTTGCAGCGATGGTTGCCGGAGCACTGGGAGGTCGAGACGTGACACCGAACAGCGTAATGTGGTGGCGTGGTGAGCAGCAGGAAGCAAAACCGGCAAGCCACGACGTTGCAGCAATGGCACTGCAGGCAATAGGAGCACGACGCCGTGGCTAGTCTCGGGACGTTGGCGGTCAATATCGGAGCGAATACCAGACCCCTGAAACAGGGGCTGGACGCTGCGCTGGGGCAGGCGAAATCGTTTGCCAATGGCGTGTTGCAGACCTTCACAGGAATGCAGTTGAGCAGCCTATTTTCGGGGGCTGTTCAGCAGGTCAAAGGCATGGCGTTGGGCGTGGTGAATCTGGCCGCGGAGGCGGAAGTTGCGCGGGCTGCGTTTTCAACGTTGCTGATGGATGTGGACAAGGGATCAAAGCTGTTCAGCGAGTTGGAGAAGTTCGCGGCGCGGACTTCGTTCAGCGTTCAATCGGCAGGCGAAGCCGCAACGATGTTGCTGGCGAAGGGTGTCGGCGAAACCGACATCATCCCCACAATGCAGTTGCTGGGCGATCTGGCGATGGGCAATTCCGAAAAGCTGGGGTTTCTTGCCAAGGCTTACACGGACGTTCAGGCCAAAGGCAAACTGATGGCGCAGGAGCAGAATCAGTTTGCTGAAAACGGTATCAATCTGTTTGAGTTGCTGGCGAGAACCACAGGCAAAAACACCGCTGAATTGATGGCGATGCGTGAGGCCGGGCAAATCAGTTTCGGCATGGTGCAGAAAGCACTGATTTCCGCGACTGCGGAAGGCGGCAAGTTTTACGGAGCGTTGGAGAAGGCGAACGCGACGTTCACAGGTCAGTGGAATTCATTGATCGAAGGCGTGCAGACGCTGGGGCGAATGTTAGGCGAAATGGTTCTGCCACACCTGACGGCGATGGCCACGAAGGCCAATCAGATCCTGCAGGCGTTTTCGGCAATGCCGGAGAAAGCAAAGTTTCTGGCGGACGTGTTGGTGGCTGCAATCGACGTGGGCATGGCGTATCTGGAGGAGCAGTGGCCAAAGCTGATGGGCCGACTGATCACCAGCACCGCAGCCGCGGCGCAACAGGCACTGGATTTGACCAATCCACTGAAGATGATCGGCAACGCACTGGGTGCAGGGGTCAACGCGCAGGGCAGACCGGGCGGAAGTCCTGCACTGGACGAAGCGCAGGCACGTCTGGCCGGGCTGCTGAAGCAACTGGAGGGCGCAGCAGGTGCGGGCAAAAAGCCGGACGTGCTGAAGGCCGTCGAGGATCAGATTGCAAACGCAGCACCGCCGGATCTCGGCAAGGCTTTGGGCACATTTATTGACAAGGCACGCGGCAGCGCACAACCGATTCTGCAGGCCGTGGCGAACGGCATTGAGAAAAAGGTGTTCGCAGGTGCGAACATGATCAACGCATTTTCGGGATTGTTTGGTGGCGAGAAAAAAGAGACTCCAGCAATTCAGGAATCACGAGCAGCAGCAGCCGTCCAAAAGGGATCAGCAGAAGCGTTTGCGGCAATTCGAGCAGCCATTGCGGGGCGTGAGGACGTAGGAGTCAAAGCCACGAAAGAGCAAACCAAAGCACTGGTGAAGCCGTTAGTACAATTGGTGGATTTAATTGAGAACGTGCAGCCGTTGAAAATGGTTCCGGCGTTCTTTGGAGGTTGAGTGAATGACCGTCACAAATTTGGGTGAAGATCCTGCAGGAAGATCGGCGCGAAACACAAAGGGCGTGCGCACGTATTCGCGGCGGTGGAAAGTCTCAACCAGCCTTATTACTGAAAACGAATATCATGTTGGCAGCGCAACAGGACTACCGCAAATCGGCGACACACATCCAAGCGATGCTTTGGCGTGGTGTGTTAGTCTAGACGTGCAGTGCCCGAATCCGTGGAAAGGCTGGACAGTCACAGCAGAGTATTCCAGTGAATTCCAATTGAGCGTCACGCCAACGTCAGACCCGGCAATTATCACATGGGGGACAGAACAGTTTCAAAAACCAGCGGAATACGATAAGGATTTTAATGCAATCACCAATAGCGCAGGCGACAGTTTTGATCCGCCGTATATGATGGACGACAGCAGGCGTGTTGCAACAATTCAAAAAAATGTCAGCGGTTCGCCGATTTGGCTTCTCGATTATCAGGACGCTGTCAACAGTGATGCGTTCAACATTGGCGATGTTGCGATTTTGGCAGGGCAAGCAAAAATGCAATCGGTGTCCATTGGGCCACCAGAGAGACGCAACAATACCCTGTTTTATCCATTGAGTTTTACAATATCCATCCAGCGGGATAAATGGAAACTGGAACCGCTAGACATGGGGTTCAGGTACAAAGACGGCAACGATCGGAAGGTGATCGTTAATGATGACGGCACAGTGCCAGCAGCTCCGGTGTTGCTGAATGGCGCGGGGGGAGTCCTAATGAACCCAAGTTCTGCATCAGCGGTGTTTTTGTCATACGACATTTACAAAACCAGAGTTTTTTCAACGCTGCCACTGACATGAACACGCAAGGCTACACACTCGGCGAAAAGGCAATGGCGCAGATTGCACGGACGGTGCGAGAAGTGTCGCGCCGTGTTCGCAACATGCCATCACAGCGAGCACGCTACACCGGGCAACAACTGCGCCGTCAGGCAATCCTGCAATCTGACCTGCTGGCAGCCGTCGATACGCTGACAGACCCGAGCACGGCACAGGCAACAATTCTGCAGGGCAATG